TTATAAGAAGGGTAAAGGTTTTAAAAATAAGAAAAAGATAAATAATCAGAATAGCAATAACAATAACAATAAAAATAACAATAACTATAATAATAACAATAACTATAACTATAATAATAACTATAATAATAACTATAATAATAACTATAATAACAACTATAATAACTATAATAACTATAATAACTATAATAACTATAATAATTATAATAATTATGAAAATAAACCATTAGAACCTTTAAATAAGAATAGAATAATTGTTCCAATAGATCCAAGTGTACAAAATACTGAGCAAAAATTTGATTATTTAGAAACTTGCAAAAAAAAACAAGAAGAACAAGACAAATTAGGTTTAAATTTAAAAGACCAAAAATATTGGAATAAAAATAAATGGATTGGTCCAGTTCATATGAAAACAAAGAAAAATGTAGATAACAAATACTATATAAACAAAATATTATATAGCAGGAATGGTGTGGATTGGTTTAATAGTTGGAAGGAAACTTTTGAAGAAGAAGAATATAAAAAAATGATGATTCAAATACATGAAGAAAGAATGCAAAAACATGCAGATGAATATATAAAAAAAATGGAAAAATACGAAATGAAAGAAAAAATGGAATCAATAATACATTACAATAATACAGGTGATTTAGATGATTATGCAATAATAGAATCTTGGATAAAAAAACATGATGATTTTGAAAAAGAAATAGAAAATGGATTGGAAATTTTGGAAGAAGATGAATATAGTGATGATGCAGATAGTAGTTATGATAATAATTCAGATAATGATAGTTTTAATTAGTTTGTATAAAAAAAAATATCTATAAAGTAAATTTATGAGTGATGATGAAAGTTTAACAGATGATGAATGGATTAATGAATTTGAAGATGATGAAGAGAAATTTGGTGAATTTTATAATGAACCAGTGGATTATATAAATATTTATTTTTTATACTTAAAGAACAAAGAAATATTATATAGAAAAAATATAAAATATTATTTAAGAAAAGCAAATATTCTTTCAAGTGAAGAATTAATAGGTTTAATAGTAAAATTTAAACGTAAAGATGAAAAAATATATTCAATATTAAAAAATAGTATAGATACTCATTATGAAAACATAAATAAATTTATTCAGAGCAATGAAGATACAATGAAAGAAATAAAAAGTTTTGAATCAATAGAATTTGATAATACAATTCCAGTATTTAAAGAGTTGAATAATATTTTTATTTTTATATGCAATAAAGAAAAGAAAAATAATACTTCAAGAAAAAATAAAATAGTAATTGAATCAAATATACAAAATAATTTAAAAGAAGTTCCAAAGGAAGAGCCAAAAGAAGAGCCAAAAGAAGAGCAAAAAGTAAAAGAAAATAAAGATACAAAAAAAATAAAAATAACTTTAACGAATGAAAATAAGAAAACAAAAAAAAACACAAATGATATAATGAAAAATTTAATAAAAAAGCATTAAATGTCAATTAAATATATTACAAATAGTGATTATATGTCATCAATATTAAAATCCGTATCTTCAATAATTTTCACTTCATTATCATTTTTTTCATTAATTTCTTTCATAATTTCATTTTCTATTGTATCATCAACATCTTCTCCTGCAAATTCAAATAGTGTATCAGACTCATCATTTTCTTTATAAGTAGGTCCTTCAGTAAGACTTTTAAAAGAATTCCAGTTCTCATTAACATTTTCTTTTAATCTTTTACTTTCTTCTTCGCTATATACTTCAAGCAAATCACATTTGCTTAATTTAGATTTATCATCACTTTTAGTTTCCCATGTTCTTTCACCAACTAATACAATTGTACCGACTTTTAGTAAACTATCTCTTTTACCTCTTCCACGGAATTTATTTCTTATAATGCATAAGAATGTAGTACCATCTAAAGATATAACATTAGCCATACCATTACCAAGTAATTTAGAAACGCATGCATATATTTCACCTTCAAGTTCAGCATAACGTAGTCGGTTGCTTCTAGGTGCATTCATAAATTTACGACCTTGTTTTTTTTGTTTATTACCACCGAAATTTTTAACCATTTTGTATAATATATTAGTTATTTTATACAAAATCAATTTTATTTTTTAATTAAAATTTTTAATCAAAACTATGTTTTAATGAATTTAAAATATTAGTTTTTTTAGTTTTACCTCTGCATGATGGTTTACCAAATAAGAACATACCATAATGGAAATTTTTTCCATATTCTATTTTCTTCTCTCCCATATAAATGAGGAAACCAAGAACAAGCAAAACACCATTAATAATACCTAATGAGTATTGAATCATATTAACATTATCAATACTATTAGTCATTTGATTTTTGTTTTGTTTATTTTTCAATGCATTATATTCTCTTTTTTTTAATTCAAATATGTAAATAATAGCAGCGATTATAAAAATAGAAAACCAAATATAGTATGGTGTAGAACTTAATAAAAGAAAGGTAATATATAAAATAAGTGAACCAAGTAAAATATAATTAACATTTCTTACTTGTTCATCCATTGTAAACAATACAAAAAATAACAATGTAAAATAGCCTAAAAAGTGCTTGGCGTACATATTATTTTCAAAACTATCTTGAATTCTGCAAGGAAATAAATTACCTAAATAATTACCAGATACAATAAGCAAAAATATAAAAATAGCCATAGAACCTTTTGAAAGATTAAAGTAGTGTGAAAAATTTTGTTCACTTTTATTTTTTTTATCATCATAATTTTTTTTATCATCATCATTTTTTTTATCTTTAACTATACCTGCATTAATTTCATTAGTTGTTAGATTAACTTTAAAAATATCGTCTTCCTTATTCATTTCCATTATATATTAAATAAATATAAAATTAATTTTAAAATACTAAACATAATCTATCTAAATTTTCTTGAAAGTTAATATTTTCAATAATCCCAAATGCTTTATTTTGTACATTTAAATTCTGTTCATCTGGTTCATAATTAAATAATTCATGAAAGTATTCTTCATCATTAAGTTTATAATTATTTTCACAATTCCATTTGAAATTTATTTCATCAAAAGATATTTTTTTTTTTTCATGGTCTATTTTTCCATCAAATGCAATAATTCTATTTTTCCATAATGGACAATTATTAGCATAATATAACCAATAATCGTGTAAAACTGTTTTTAAAATACTTTCCCTTTCAATATTTTTGCGAAAATGATTAGGAATATATTTAACATAATCTAATTTAATTGAATATAATCTATTATTTTTTAATACATTCCTATTTTTCTCATCACAATATTGATAATATTCTAATTTTTGCTCTTTAATTTTAGGTGGATTAAATATATTAGAATTAGGTTTTTTATTTAAGCAAAATATAAGATTTGATAATGCAACAATACGATTATTTACATAACTGCTATTATATCCAATAAAAGGAATTTGAATTTTGAAATAATTTGAGATAACAGTATGCATTTCTTCAAATAAATTATTATTATCAAAGGATTTAACATAATAACAAATGGTAGAAATTTTCTTTTTTTCAAGTGATTGTAAAAATCTCTGATATTTACTATCAATATTTAAATATTTATTAGGTATTTTTCCTCTGTACATAGTTTGCTTTTCATTACTATCTAAGAGTAAGAAAGCTTTGAAAACATCAGTTGTTTTATTATTATGATACAAGTTGTAGAGACAATCATAGAAATTATTCCATGTAAAATTATCATTTTCAATTATTTTCATTAGATAATGATAGAGTTTAAGTTCATAATCATTGATTCTCAAATAAAGATAATACAAGACCATAACATAATTTTTACATAAATCAATATAATGACTCATATAAAGTTCATTACACCAAAATACAAATTCTTCAAAAGTAGAATCAATAATACTAGCTAGTATCATCATTTCAACATCTTTTGAAAAGTATAACAAACGCGTTAATTGTATATTTTCCATTTTAGCAAATACTTATATATTTAAATTATTTTAAAAATATGAATTCAATTTTAATATCATATTAATACATAATGAGTGCTTGGATGGATCACTTAAAAAAAGTAATGGCTGAAAACAAAGGAAAATCATTGAAAGAATGTATGATTATTGCAAAAGGTTCTTATAAAAAACCAGCAGATGGAACTGTTGTAAAGAAAGCAAAGAAAGCAAAGAAAACAAAATCAAAGAGTGGTAAGAAAGTAATGAAAACAAAAAAAGGAAAGAAGGAAAAAAAAGTAAAAAAGACAAGAAAAATGAAAAAAACTCGTGGTCGTAAATAAATTAAGATAATTAACTTAAAGTAAAATGGTTGTATCTTTTAGGAAGTACGTATTTTAAACCATTACCAGAACAACATTCTTCTGATAATACATAGTTTAAAACTTTACCTCTAAAAAAACTATAAATTTGATATCTTATATCCTTTCTTTTGACAACATTAGGATAAGGTAATTGTTCATAATGAAAATAAAAATCATCATTATCATTACTAAAATTATCTGCAACCTTTTTTTCAAGATATTTATTTAGATAAGTATAATTTATGATTTTTTTAAAATCATCTTCAATAAAAGAAAATATATACTTGTATAAATCGCTAGGTAATTTATATTTATTCTTTTCACATGAACCAATAAAAGAAATAATATAATCATATATTTTATTTATATCTTTTTGCATAAAAAAACATATAAATTATTTTAAAGTTTTTTTAGAATATTAATTAATGTAGTTATTTAATGTAGTTATTTAATGTAGTATTTGAAAGTATTTATTTTTATAAGTTTTTTTTATTTTTTTATTTCCATCTTCTTTGGAAATATTACAAGTATTTTGAAGATAATTTAGTTCATTATCAATAATTTCTTTATTGTTTTCACAAAATAAGGAATATCCTTTTGCTGGACTGAATTTTTCATCTTCACTATTTTCTTTATTTGTATTAATGTGTTGTGTAATAGCATTAATAATATCTTTTTGTAAATTAATATAATTGCGCTTTGGTTTATTTTCATTGTTTTCATTGTTTTCATTATTCATATAATTTTCATCAATTTTTTTTGAACGATAATAATATCTGGAACTTCTATATAATTTATTAATAATATCATGATTATATCCTAGACGTTGTAAACGTTCATTTTCATTTTCAATCAAATCTTCATTACTATTACACCATGATTTCCATGCATCTTTATATGATGCTCTATCATCAAATTGATGAAGCTTAGAAAATTCAGTAATAGAACTGCAAATTTCAGGAGAGAATTTAAATCTGTATATTTTGGTTGACATTATAGTATTTTATTATTTGCAATGTAAAAAAGTAAATTGATAAATCAATTTTTTTATACTTTATGTAATAATTACTCTTTATAATTAGTTATAACTAGCTATATATTTCAAAAGATTAATAGCTTGACTACAGTAAGACCATTCATTATCATACCAAATAGTAAATTTATATTCTCCTTGATTCATTTCCATGCTTGCATTACTATCTACAATTGTAGGATTAGTAGTAGTCATAAAATCACTACTAACTAAATGTTTATCATCATTAATTATAATTTCATTTTTGCTTCGTAAGAAGTTAAAAATATTGTTAATACTAGTTGTAGTATTTAATTTAACATTTAAATCAACCATACTAACATTATTAGTAGGTATTCTAACAGATGTACCATATATTTTGCCTTGAAGATTAGGTAATATTTTAATTGCAGATTTACTAGCACCTGTAGAATGTGGAATAATATTATTAATAATACTTCTATGTATTCTACTTTTTAAATGAACACCATCAATAACATGTTGTGATGCTGTTGCAGCATGTACAGTTAAAAAATTGGCACTTTGAATTCCATATTCTTCATCAAGTATTTTTAATAAAGGTACTATAGAATTAGTGGTACAAGAAGAATTACTAATAATTTTTTGCCCTTTATAATGTTTATGATTTCCATTAAATAAAAATTGTGGTATTTTATCTTTTGAAGGAGCACACATAATAAAAAAATCAACGTTATGTGTTAAAGCTTGTTCTTTAGTTAAAAATGCACCAGTAGTGTCAAATAAGTATTTAGTATTATTTTTTTTCCACATATCCTTATCCGGAATTCTATTATTTAATAATTTAATAATGTTATTATCTATAGAAATAGTTTCATTATTTAAAATATAAATATTGTTTGGATTAATAACCTGCTTATGTATAGTATCATGGGATAAATATGAAGTAATAGTGTTAATATTATAATTAGGTATATTGATAGCATTAATTTTAATGTTTTTTTCTTTTAAGCATTGAACAAGTAGTGATTTTCCAATTCGTCCTAAACCATTTATTCCGATTTCAATCATTATATATAAAGTAAAAATAAAAAATATTTAACTAGCTTTTGTTAAAATGAATATTAAATTAGAAATAAATTTATTTGGATTCAATAAATGAAATATATCCAACACTTTTTAATAAATGAAATGATGATTCAAGATGATTATGTGCAATTATTAAAGTTTCATATTCTTTAACATCAAGATTAGATATATATATTTGAATATTTTCATGATGTATTTCATCATATTTATCACACATAATTTCAATAAATGATTTTTTATCCATAATTAATTCTATAATGGATAAAAATATTTTAATTTTCAATTTTATTAATTTATAATTATTGTTTTCTAGTGTTTTCTAGTGTTTTCTAGTGTTTTCTAGTGTTTTTTTTTTGTTTTATTTTCTTTCTTTTATTAAAAATAATTTTATTATTTTTTTTTTTGTTTTATTTTCTTTCTTTTATTAAAAATAATTTTATTATTTTTTTTTTTTCTTGAAGGTGCTTTCTTTTTTTTAATTTTTAAACTTCTTTTTGGATTTCTTTTTTTACTACCACCTGATATTTTTTCTCTATCTAATGCCATAACAGCTTGATCACTTAATGCATCAATCATTCCTCCAACATTATCAGCTTGTAATGCAATAGCAAATTTACTATAATTATCAGAAAATTGTTCAGCATATGATTTTAAATCATTATATCTTTTAAGTGGATTCATAGTAGTTAAACCTTTTTGCATAACTTTTCCAGCTTCTAAAAAGGATGCACTTGTTTGTGAAATAGTACCAATAATAGTAAGAATATTTTCAGTAATAATAAATATATCTCCAATAATAGGAATAATACGAATAGAATTTTTACTGAATTTCATAGTTTTATCAAATAATTTTTCAGCAGCTTCTAAGGAAATTTCTAATAATTCTCCACCTATTGTTAAAACAGGTCCTTTAATTTCATCAAGAATAATATCGCCAATAGAAACAACATGTTCTAATGTTTTTGCAATAGCAACTTTACCTCTTGGGTCATCAATAAATGATTGTAAGGTTGTTAATTTTTTTTGTAATAATTCAAAAGCCATTTTAATATTTCCACGTGTTAATTCTTTACTATTTGTAGCTGCATATACAAGTGCTTCTAGACTTCTAACTAATGAAGCAACAGAAATCTTATGTGCACCATCCATTAAAGCTCTGTACATACCAGTTGTTTTATATTCATTAGTATTAGGAACATATTTCATAGAATTGGCAATAGCATCAATTTGCCTATCAGACTCTTCTTTAAATTTTCCATTTAATGGAATTTGTAAAATACGTTTTCCTTCATCTTTTGCATTTTGAATACCTTGTTTCATATTATCTTTAATAGTATCCAAACCATCTTTTAAATTCTGTAATTTATTACCAACTAGAAAATTACCGTCTTTATCAACATAGTCTTTATACATGTCAGTATAGCGAAATTTAATAGAATCTTTATTTTCTTCTCCAATAATTTTAGTAAGTGCATCTTTAATATTTGGAACAACAATAACATCATCTTTGTCAAAAGTAAGATTATCAATATTTAAATTTTTTTTAGCTTCTGGAGTTTTAATATGATCAATTAATGATTTATAAATAAGATTGAAATACATATCATTTTTAGCATCACCTCCTTTTTGTGGTTGTTCTTTTTTATCTTCTGGTTTTTCTTCTGGTTTTTCTTCTGGTTTTTCTTCTGGTTTTTCTTCTTGTACCGGTTGATTTTCTTTTTTAGGTTCTTCTCCTTTTATTTGCTGTAAAGTTTCATTTGGTAAGTTTTTTACATTTTCTTTTAGATTTTCAAAAATTGCTTCAGTTGCTTCTTTAACTGCATTTTTGATTTCTTTTTTATTATGTTTTACTGCTTTTTCCTTTAAGAAAATAGCTAAAAATTTTTTAATTTTTTTATAAAGAGCATACTCTAAAGCACGTTTCTTTTTTCCGGTTGTTAAAGAACCACTCAAATTAGATAGTGTACCTTTGTCTCTATTAATTAAATTATCTAGTAATTCTTCAAAAGTATGATATACAGATAATTTTTCTTTCAATTTATCTTGAACATCTTTTTTATCTTCTTGAAAAAAATCACTAAATTCATCATCATGTGGTTCATTATCTAAAATAAATTTTCCCAATGGTGTTTTTTTAAAATTTTCGGATGCTTCATTTTTATTATTCTCTATTTTAAATAGCATTTCATCTTCTTTTTTGTCTTTAATAAGAACTTCATGTGAATTTTGTACAGTATCATATAAAGATGCTATTAAAACTTTCATTCCTGCATGAATAGCTTTATTGGATTGAATTTCTTTATCTCTTTCTTCATTTGATTTGAAAGGATTTAATTTTAAACCACCATTCATTTTAAAACTACGTTTATTATATTTTTTATTATTTTTTATAGATACATTTTTTAACATACTTATATTATATTGAGAGGTTTTTTTATGTTTCTCTTTTTGAATTAATTAATTTTTTAAAATCTTCATAATTAACCTCTTTTTCTTCCTTATTATTATTTTCTATAGGCTGTAAAAAATTAAAATCATTTAACTTTCCCATATATTTAAATTTATTATGTGATTTGTTATTTAATACAATATTATTCTTAAACTTTAAATAAATACTTTCCTTACTATCTTCTTTACTATCTTCTTTACTATCTTCTTTACTATCTTCTTTAACATCTTCATTAATATTATTTTCATCACTAGTATCTTCCCAATTATATAAATGACTGCATGCAAAAGTATATACATATTTTTTACCAATTGCATCTAAACATCTATATGGTATAGAAAAATTACTGTAATATATAAAATCATCTTTGTATAAAATAATAACATTTCCTAAAGGAGTATTGCATAATAAATAACAATTTTGAATATTATTATTATTACTATTGCATCTATCTTTGCTATATAAAGAATCATATTTCAATATAAAATCATCTAATTTATCTTCTTTTGATGCTGTTTTACTTACAATAGTTTTATCTTTTTTAAAATATTTATCAAGTAATTCATTAAACAATTCTTCAAAATTAATGTTAAGAGGTTTCAAGTATTTTTTTACCTTATCAAAAGGTACATTTAATTTAATAAAATTATCTTCATTACAAACATATTTACTAATTTTAATTAATGAATTTTTGGATTGAATTAATATTTCATAGAACAAATATAGAATTTGAAAACAAATATAAAAAAAAGGATACATTTCTTTGCATAATTTAATATATATTACAATAACATTGTCATCCTTCAGCATAATAATAATTACAATGAATACATTTAAATATTTTTTATACATTAAGTTGTTTTTTTCTATATATAAAAAGTTCTTTGATTTCATCACTTAAATCAGCAACTTTTATTCTAATATAATTATTATTTTTATTATCAGGATGAAGGCATACTAAAAACATACCAGATATTTTTTTATTATATTTAGTCTCAAGTATAGTTTTATATGTATTAAGTTGTAAACAATAATGCCAGTAATTACTATCTGGTAAATGCTCAATACAAGGTAGTACACCAAATTTATCAAATCCGTTAGTTTTAACAATCTCTTTGCTTCTTTTCCAATCATATATTAAAAGTGTTTTTCCATTATCTTCGGGATTTTCAAAAACCATATCAATTGAACCAGCTAATTTTAATTCTTCATGAAAAACGGTCCATTCTGTACGATACGGGCGTTTATTTAATTCAGGGAAATCTTTTAAAAAATTTTTAAAATAGTTATATTCTATACTATTATTAGAAACATCATTATTATTATAATAGCATTCAATATCATAATGCATTTTAGTTCCTGCACTAGCTGCTTCATCTCTATTTTTATTCCATGAGTCTTTAATTTGTTTTGGTGTCATATTCCAATATTTATGTTCAGAATTCCATTTTTCACTATTCATCATTTTTTCAATGATTTTATCCGCATTGAATTTTTCAAAAAATGAATGATTCCAAGTAGTTACAGATGTATAATCACTTTTCCCATCAATTGTATAAGTATGTGTTGGTTCATAAAATGATATTCTTTCATCACGTATATGGTGATTTTTTTGTTCTAAATAATGTATATTCATTTTTTACATTATATAGACTGTAAAATATATCAATTTTAATTTAATTTATTTTTTTTTAAAATATAATTTAATTTATTTATTTCACGATGAAGATGTGGTATCTGTTCTTGTAGAGTAATTTTAATATCTTTTACTTCTTCTTTTAATTCTTTAAAATATTGTCTAAGTTCTTTAAGTTCTTCTAAAAGATTATCAGGTTTTTCCATAATAAATTATTGTATAATATATTATTTTTTATTACGTAAATTAGTTCAAATTACTGTAGTGTGTCCACATAACAACCAAATCAGCTGCTGTAATAATACTATCTCCATCTCTATCAGTGAATCCATCAAATAAGCTTTGTGTTCTTGTTTGAGATGGTGGTGTAATTCCATTTCTAGAAACTATTTCACTAGGAACAGTAGTTGCTATAATATTAGCTAATGTTGTAATATCAGATAATTGGAAGTCTAATTCAGGTTCTGGTTCAGGTTCAGGTTCTGGTTCAGGTTCAGGTTCAACTTCAGGTTCTGCTTCAGGTTCAGGTTCAGGTTCAGGTTCAGGTTCAGGTTCAGGTTCAGGTTCAGGTTCAGCTTCAGGTTCAGGTTCAGGTTCTGGTTCAGGTTCTGCTTCAGGCTCAGGTTCAGGTTCAGGTTCTGGAGAAGGTTGTTGTGGAATATTTGGATCATCTACAATTTCAGCCGCACCTAAAGTGCCATCACCTAAAGTAATGTTAGCTAAATTATGATTAATTATATCTGAAACACTATTTAATGATACACCAGTATCTGTTGTATATAATATTTTTGGATTTGGATTAGCTAATAAACCATAAGCCTGATTAGTATACATAAGTATAGCATTATTGGCAGAATCATGGCTATATTGCCATGTATCTTTAAGTTCAGCAGGTTGTAAGTTAATATCATGAGTAAATGAACCAGAATAATATAATTTAACATTAGTTATTTGGTTGCTATTTCTCGTTAAAACTTTAACATTTGCTGGATTCTCAAAACTATTAAAAAAGGAAGCTACTGAATTTTTACCTAGAAATTCACTTGCATCAACTTCAGGTTCAGGTTCTGGCTCAGGTTCAGGTTCAGGTTCAGGCTCAGCTTCAGGTTCAGGTTCAGGTTCAGGCTCAGCTTCAGGTTCTGGTTCTGGTTCAGGCTCAGCTTCAGGTTCAGGTTCAGGTTCAGGCTCAGCTTCAGGTTCAGGTTCAGGTTCAGGTTGATTACTAACATATGTTGCACTATTTGGATTAATGTAAATCGTAGAAAGTAAATTGTTCCAACCAGTTAAATCATTAACTGTTTTATCTTCATATGGAATAATAACATTTCTAGAAGTATTTTGTTGATTATCACGAACAATTAACCAATCAGTATTACCTTCTTTGTCTTCTACAGAACCAGCTGGAATATAACCAACTATTAATACAGTATGACCTAATACACTTTGAAGATCATTATCAGTATTTTCATCATAGTTTTCACCAGTAGTTTCATTATTAGCTAAAAATGGACCAAATTTATAGTAAGTTCCTTCTTTATGTGGTTCTCCACCAGTTGTATTAATTGAACCATATTCAGGAATAGTTGAAATATTCCAACCTTTATAACAAGCCATAACAGGACGATTATTATTAATTTCAAATTGAATAGTTAAAAGCATAATATCTTTATCTAGTGAAACAGATTGGTCATGACCATTATTTTTCCAATATTCAGGGAATGTTGGATTTCCACCATTAAAAGCAGGAGTACCTTTATTATAACAAATTCCAACAAGATCGCTCCAACCAATATCATTATAAAAATTAACTAAACCACTATAAATATTAGATATAGTAGTACCAACTGGACTATTTGCAGAATTTCCGTTAATACCTAAATTATTAGTATCCATATACCATCCAAAATCTTTTACTGTTCCTGTGGTTAATACAGCATTTCTATATGTAGGACCATCTAATAAATAATCACCCCAACCGTGTTGACTATCCCATGGAATTGTACTTATTTCTGTAGATATTGGATTCTCTTGACCTGCGATAAAACCATCATTAATAATAGTAGGAACTGTTAACCTACCACTATCAACAAGATAACCAAGGTGATTAGCAGCTGATGTTGGTGAACACCAAGCATTATAATTGGTTTCATAACCATTCATTACACCAGAATAATAAGTAGGTTGCATCCAATTAGGTACATATCCAGAAACAATATTGTATGAAGATTGTAAAACAATTTCAGGTTCAGGTTCAGGTTCTGGTTCAGGTTCAGGTTCTGCTTCAGGTTCAGGTTCAGGTTCAGGTTCTGCTTCAGGTTCAGGTTCAGGTTCAGGTTCTGCTTCAGGTTCAGGTTCAGGTTCAGGTTGTGCTTCTACTGGTAAAGGTTTTGGAACTACTTGAACAAAATATTGTAAAGATGAAACTAAACCAATTCTTCTTTTACCAGAATCACCATCTGAAAATTCAAAATAACCAGCATAACTAGTATAAGCACCAGAGCGTGCTTCTGTTAATAAATCAATATTAGCATTACCTCCACTAGCAGCAATAGGTTGTCCAGGTGGAAAAGCCGGTGCAACTGCATCAAGAATAACAAATTTATCAAAATTAGCTGCTAATTCAGTAGGGTCAAATTCAACATAAATATTTGCATTAGCAGTATCTTCAACCCTTATTTCAAAATCTCTTTGTGTTAAAGTATTGCCATCTAAAGTGTATATTTTCCCACCTGTAGCAGCAGCGCCATTAGGATTCCATGCAATAAAATTTGGATTTCCACCTGGTGGTGCAGGAGGAAAAGCACTATCACCATCATTAACTTCATCCCAATTATCATTATTAGTTGCAGTAAATTTAATTTCAATTCCTGTACCGGATGTACCACCACTAGAAGCAGTAAATGGAGTTAAAATAGCATTTCTTTGAGCCATATAATTTAAACAAATATTTTAATATAATACTAAATAAATATATTTGTATAATGAATGAAAAATTTCAAAAATATAATAAATATACTTGCTAATTTGTTATATTTTTATCTATATTTTAATTTTTTATTTAATTCTTAATTTTAAAAATTTAATATTATTGTTCCTGACGAACTACATTTAATCCAATAACCTTTATTAGATTCTAATACCATTGGGTCTATAGCACTACCATATGATGTACCATTAAACCAATACAATGAACCACTAATAATAATAGCATTGCTAGATATTGTAGCAGGTAAAGATGTACCAATCATATTCCAACCAGAAACAACATTAATACTTGCAGTTGGATCAGTGAAACTTTGTGATTTTGTAATTTTAATTTGACCAGATGAACTACATTTAATCCAATAACCTCTATGTGCTACTGTTGTTAAATTAGATACAGCATTACCGTATGAAGTACCATCAAACCAATACATTGAACCACTTATAATAACTGGATTAGATGGGTCATTATTGCTAATAACAGATTCTTGTGAAGAACCTATCATATTCCAACCTACAACAACATCAATAACAACATCTAAATCTTCTTCTTGTTCAGGCTCAGGTTCAGGTTCAGGCTCAGGTTCAGGTTGGATTTCTATTTCAGGCTCTGGTTCAGGTTCAGGCTGAGGTTCAGGTTCTGGCTCTGGTTCAGGATTAGAAAACCGACTTAATGATAATGTTGTAATTTTTTGAGCTGAATCATATGGTGTTGGAAGGGATACACCTTCACTGTATGTTGTTAAATCAATAACATTTTCACCTTCAATTAACTTATATGTAAAATTATTTGAATTATTACCTCTTGCTGTTATAACATAATTTAAATATTGTAAACTATTATTAGATACATCAATAAAATTAAAATATTTTTCACCACCATAAACATTATTTCCAGATAAACATATTACATAAGTATTTTGATATGAAGTACCAGCATAATCATTAATTGTAGTAGGTAATGAATAAATATTATCAAATAAATTTGCATCTTTATGAATAAAAACGGATATAGTATTAGTATCCGTCAATATATTTGCTTCATTACTTAATATAATATTATCAGAAGAATCAAAATATGTACTACTCATAATATATATATATACAATTAAATACAATTAAAAATTTTATTTATATTATTAAAAACTTAATTTTTATTACCGCAACTAGAACAACCTTTCTTTCCTTTGGTTAATTGTAAAAATAACTTATTAGAAACTTTATTACTACTGTTAAAATGAATTGGAGAAGTTTGTTTTTGAGAATCAGATAAATTCATAATTATATTATTATTTGAAGAATTTGAGTTTGAACTAAATATTAGCTTCATTAAATAATAGATATAAAAAAAATTACCTAAAACATCTTTTAGACATAATATTTCCTTTTTTTTTTAATAAATATCTTTCATAATGATTATGTTTAATATCAACGCCATTTCCACTATATTGCATAGCACCTGGTCTATTTTTAGTTATTGTACTTTTTAAACTATTACCACGCGATGGAATATTATTATTTTTTAAAACACTAGATAATATTCTATCACTAGAATTATGATTTGGTTTACAATTATTACTATTTAATTCATAACCTTTTTGCAATTTGATAAATTCATTTTGTAAAGAGCTAGCAATATGATTTTCTTTATTAATCTTTTTTAGCTTAAATACATTTAATACACTATCATTTGATAAATTATCACATCTATTACATCTACTAGGTGGAGGTGGTAAAGGTTCTGTTCTTGCACATTGATAATATTTTGAAAATCTACCAAATAAAAATAAATGATTAGAATTATCGCATGAATGAGAATCTTCTGAATATCGGTTAATATTATAACTCATATATAATATAATTATAAAAAATTGAAATTAAGAAAAATACTATAACCAATAAATATTTATAATGACATTTATTTGTAATAATTGTTTTAAAAATTATACACGAAAAGATTTTTATGAAAAACATATAACATTATGTAAAGTAATTAAAGAAAGAAAATTAGAAAATAATAATCCAACTTGTTCTGAATTATATGAAATTATTAAAGAATTAACTAGTAAGTATTCACTTCTTTCTAAGCAAAATAAATTAATGCATGAAGAAATAAATAAAATGAAAAATATTTTATATCAAAAAACAGAAAATATTCAAGTTATTTCTAAAAATACTCATTGTATTGAATGGTTAAATAATAATTGTGAAAATTATATGAATTTATTTGATTGGGTTGAAAAAAAAGATATAAATAAAACGTTGTTTTTTAGATTTGTAAATAGTAATGATTTTAGTAATGGTATATTAAATATATTATTCCAAAATGAAGAAGAGAAAATACCTATTCATTGTTTTAAAGAAAAACAAAATAGTTTATTTATTAAAATAAATAATGATTGGAAAATAATGGATAAAGATAATTTTATCCAATTAATGCAAATAATGCAAAAGAAATTAATACAATATTTTACAAAATGGCAGTGTGAAAATATAATAAAAATTAAAGAAAATAGTTATTATTCAGAATTATATAATAATTATCTTCAGTTAATAATTGGGCAAAACTTATCTTGTAATGATAATTATAGCAAAATGAAAAATAATATTTTTGAAAAATTAATTAATTTAGAATAATATAATATATATTTATATATAAATGAATTACTTTCAAGGATATGCAAAAGGTCATATTTATCAATCAAAAAATGGTAGACCAATAATAAATAGAAAATTTAAAATATTAATGCCAAAACCGAATAAAGTTAATGTAATCGTTAAAGATTTTGTTAACAAAAATAATGAGAAAAAGAAATTTAAAATAAGAAATATGGATGATGATGATATTTTAAGATTAAAATTAAGTCAAATAAATAGAATGAAATCAATGCAAAAAGACAATATGATGGATCGTATGGAAAATATTTTTTCTGATTTTAACGAAGAATCATACAATAGACCAAAAATAATTATTATTAATAAAAGCAATAAAAGTAAAAAAAATGCAAAGAAAAATAAGAAAAAAACAACCAAAAAAACAGCAAAAAAAATAACCAAAAAAACAACCAAAAAAACATCAAAAAAAACATCAAAAAAAACAACTAGAAATACAACTCAAAAAAATACAAAATCTAAAACAAAAAGGAATACATTAAATGATAATACCATATACTAATAAATTTAATGGGAATTTATTATTTTTAAATAGTCTTCATAAGTTGCTGGAAATTTTTTTTGATTTAAAATTTTTTTTTTACACATATTTTGAATTGATTTTAAAAGTAAAAATTCTGTTTCACTATAACTTCTTTCTCTTTTTTCATTTTTTTTATTATTTTCATAATTTATTTTATGTATATTTTTCTTATTAGAATTTTTAGATGAAAACAAGCAGTTATATGTATTGTTTTCTTCAAAAACATTTTCAACAAATATATGTGGTAAACTTTTTAGTTTATTCAAAAAATTTACAAAATTATTTACATCATATTTTATATTTTCAAACGAAATACTACAAACGCAGTTATGTCTCCATTTATTTTTAAAGTAATCACTTTCATCTTGAAAAAAATATGTATATATTTCATGCTTTTCTAGCAAACATATGATATGAGATTTATAAGAATTACCTTCATAACGACTAGATAAATTAAAAACTAATTCAACCAAAAAACCCATTAATATATATTTAGATTTTTAATTATACAAATATTTTATTCTTTAGATATATTTCCAATATTTTACTCGCATTATATATTAATGTCTTGGAGAAAAGTAGGTGGAATAA